TACAGTATACAAAACTCAGAGGACAATAGTAACTGGACTGGAGTTGATTATAATAATGTAAATTATCGTTATATTACTGATTCTTACGCAGGGGCCACTGTGGGAACCAATCTCTATACTGGGGCAATGGTGCCACCAAGTCTTATCATGGAGGCGGGAAATGGAGCGCCTTTAAACGACCCGCTAAATACGGGGATACGCCAACCAAGCACTTATATGCACACTGGTTTTCTTGGGTTTAATAAAGATTACTATTATAGAATGAGAGCAGAGCTTCAAGGGGTTGCGGGAGGCGCCGGACATAATTCCATGTGGGTGTATGCTAGCGGAACTAATGACCTCAACCAAATAGTGTCGGAAGATGTCGAAACAGGGTTGACCGCGGGATCTGCTACTTATACGCAGGATCGCATTAAAGTTCCTACCGGACCGAAACACGCCTTGATTATATATTTAGACAATGGAGAAACCAATATTAATCTTAGTGGCAAATTTGATGCAGCATTGGTAAATAGAAATATGGTTGAACAGGTGGGGGGAGTAGATACGACTTCTCCTGCTACAGGCATATATGCAGAGAATTTTACAGGTGTTCAATATGTCTTACGAGGGGGTCATCTTGTTGGGGCCGCTACAACAACCCAAGATATGAGTGTGACCCTAAGCAGTACTTTGGCAGATGCAGCGAGCGCTATGTCTGTTGATCCTGTGCCCACTCTTCTTGAAAACGGGGATATTGTTTATTTTGGAGATGATACTTTCACGTTAAGCGCTGATGCTAGTGCCGGAGATATATCTGTCGCCGGGACCGCCGTGGTAGCCTCTACACTAGCCGCCGGAACGATAGGCACCTGTAATACTAATTTAGGGGCTATTGAAAATGGTTATCAATTGTTAACGGGGATTAGTCCTACCCATACTACAAAGCCTATCGCAGAAACTCCCACCATTCTCATCATGAAAGAGGGTTCTGCTATTGTGGGTAAAGGAGGAGACGGGGGCAATGCGGGCTTTACTTATGTTACGACAAATAAAGCAAACGCTGTTGATGCGAACTCTCCTGAGATGGCGTATTATGTAGGTAAATTTATAGATCCATCAGAAGGCGAAAGGGGGGGAGATGCTGTACGGATTACCCACAAAGACATTGCTAAGTTTGAGATACAAAAAGATTATTCGGCTCATATTTTAGGAGGAGGAGGAGGAGGAGGCGCTGGTGACCGACTTAATACGGAACAGACATTGAAAGTTAAGGCTGACGCTGGGCTTGGTGTTTTTGAGGGAACAGCACCCACCTCAAGGACTGGTTCATCGTCAAATAATTTTTATAATACAGTACAACAAGGTTTGAATGCCGGTGATGAAGAGGAACGCAGCCAACTGGCCGAGATAGCGGCTGGCACGTTAACGTTTAATCCCTTTTTAGGTAAGGCCGACACATGGCTACCGGTTCCGGGAGCAAGCAAACTGTCCTACATGTTAGCAGATGACCTTTATGGGCTGCATTATGGTGGCGCAGGTGGGGGCGGGCAGGGTTTCAGCAACAGTATAGTGGATCCCATAATTATTTCCCAAGGCGGCAAAAGAGTAGCGGTTAAAGGGACGGATGGCTCCGAGTCAGACGTTACAGTTAAACCCCTTGATACTCAAAATGGAACATTAAAAGTGTTTGGGGTAGGACAAGGTGTTGGGCGCCCTATGAAAGAAACTTATGGGGGTGATGGTGCTATTTTTGGAAGCGTTGGGGGGACAGGACAACAGGATGGCGTAGGCGACCCCTTTCAATTAGACCAAGGTAATCAAACAGGAAGGCTTGGTGGGGTACCGGGGAAGGCTATTCGCGTTCTTGATTATAGTGGTACAGCTCATTACACACCAACAAATTTTCGAGACAAGATGTTGTTTATTGGACCTAGGTTCTTTAATCCCTCGAATATAGAGGGGTTGGTGGCGCAGTTTGACGCCCAAGATACTTCTAATATTTTAAACGTTAGTGCTGGGGCTATTGCAAATAACACGGGTATTGGAAAATGGAAATCTAAAAATGACCCTACTAATGTTTTCCTCCAGCAAACCAGTGCTGGCTCAACCCCTGTATTTTTTGAAGCTGGAGGGGCTAACCAACCTTCGGCAACAGCGAGCAATCCTTCGCCTTTGAATGATACATATTTTAATTCTAAAAATTATGTTTACTTTTATCCTACTGCGGCTAATGCAGTAGATTATTTTGAGTTAGTGGGCGCTACGGAATACGACATTACAGTAGACGAAAACGCCATAACAGGCACAACTTCCCTAAAGGTTGCTTCCTTGGGTGTCGGGTTAGCTAGCGGTACGGTGATCTATTTTGAGAAAGGCACCGAGACCCCGACATCAAGCAAATTTGTTTTAAGCAGTTCCGCCTCAGCTTCGGTCTCACAGGTAACTCTAACAGGTAAGCTTTATACTTCAGGGGCAGCGGCAACAACCACAATATCAAAAGGCGCAAAAGGGTGGACCAAGCTTTCTTCCTTAATGGATGGTTTTGAAATTTTTTATATGCTTTATGCGGATAAATGGGATAAGGTCACAAATACAAACGGTACAACTGGCCTTGTTTTTGCGGGGGGCAACGGGAATCTGACCCCCACGTATAAAACTGGTTTTACTCGCTTCTCGAACCTCGATAGTCGGCATATGTCTCAATATTATGGGAGGAACACAGACTTGGTTCAGGAAACTATGGGTTTAAAGGGAACTGATCAATTTCAGCTTAGAGATTGGCCTTTATCCGATAATCCGGATAAATTACCTGTATATCGAGCATGGTCTTACAACTTAAGAGCTACGCGCACACACGAATCCCTTATTTATCGCGCTAGAAACGAGGGTAACCCTAAGGGGCAGGAGAGTTTTGCGAGTAATACTTTTAATTTTATGTCTACCCCGGTTATAGGGGCAAGTCAAATCGATGCCAATCAACAGGTTGGTTTTCATGGGGCTATAGCTGAGATTTTAATATATAGTCGGACTTTGACTGAGACGGAAAGGGTTTGTGTAACTGGCTATTTAATGGATAAATATTTACAGATTAAAACAACAGAACTAGGAACACGAGCAGATCTGATCGCCTCTAAGATAAATATTTATGGGCAAGATGCGAATGGGTTTGCCGGCCCTGTTTATTTTAAATAAAAATGTCAACACAAGCACATAATCAATCAATAAGCGATCTTCTACCGGATACCATTGTAGAGTTATATGAGGTGGAGCTCGGGGGATCGGACGGTATCAAGAGATTTCATGCGGGGAAGATAATTGAAAAAGATATTGTTTTATCGGAAGTGACTGAAGAGGGTATTAAAGTTCCGCATACATACTTTTCTATACCTTTTGAGGTTGATGGGTTTGAAACAAGAGGGGACGGTCAGCTACCTAGACCTAAGTTAACTGTAGCTAATCCCAAGGGCGTTATTACAGATTTAATCAAGCGACGTGACGATTTAGTGGGAAGTTTGTTTAAACGAATACGAATTTTTCTTAAGTATATAGACGAAGAAAATTTTCCAGAGGGCATAAATCCCTTTGCTACTTCTGATCCAAGCGCTCGTTTTGACGATGATGTATACGTATTCAACAGAAAAGTAAGCGAAAATAAATATCTTATTGAGTTTGAGCTTGTTTCGCCCTTGGAGATGGAGAATGCTAAACTCCCATCTCGTACCATGATTGCTAATTATTGTCCGTGGCATTATAGGGGACTAGGGTGTAAATATGGGCAAAGAGGGGATATGAAGGGGCCCGTAGTCCTCTCTAAGCAAAGCGCGGCATATTTTTTGGATGAGGAGGCCGCAGCTGGCCAATCGGACGAGGACAATCTTGTGGCTAATCTAGGAATAGCCGTGGCAGATGAGAATGATAAAGAATTTGTAGGTGCTGGCGGTTATGGTACCGGTAGGCTTAATTGGGCTTATGATTATGATCATAGTGGTTTTACTACCGTAATTACGGGTTCTTCAGCTAATGACGAAGCGGCATCAGTCGATGTTGGGAGTACTGTTAAAATCAATAAGGTGGGTGGTTATGCTAAAGGCGATTATACCCTTAGCGCACTAACCGTTGACGCAACTTCTAGGATAGTTTATGCGGGACAAACCATAACATTTACTGGAGGGGGAGAATTAGAGGTATCTGCAACGGCTAGCAGCGGCGCTACTTCTATTTTTGGCACATTATCATTTGGCCCTGTCACGGATAACGAGGTTGGAAGCGTTGGTGTCACGGATAAAATATCACGAGGTAGAACGATTAAGTTTAGCGATGGTTCTCTAATAGCGCTAAGCGCAACAGCTGCAAAAGACGCCACTTCTATCGCGAGTGCGACCGTTAATTATTTGGGTACTGTGGGGGAGATAAAATATGGAGGTTTAAGGACTCCTACCACTGGAGGTACGCTCGCTGCAGGCGTTGTTGGCACCGTCGGTTATGTGGTAGGGGACATGGTGCGCGTGAAGCCCAAAATGCCTACGGCTTTTACGAAACCGGAAAGCTCGGCGGTGAATCCCGGGGTCTCTTTAGATAGATTTTTTGTATGCATCAAGGATCATTATACAGCGCAAGACCCTCGTTATAAAACCGAATATTGGCGAGAAGACCAATGTGGTAAAACTTTGTTTTCTTGTAGGCTTAGGTATGCGGAATTTGGTAAGAACAGCGGCTTGCCTTTTGGGGGTTTTCCGTCAATTGAAGCTTATCGATACGCCAATTAAATTAAATTTTTTAAAACTTATAGCACGGGTTTCTGTGTTGAATGACACTGAGGTATGTGGGTTGGGGGCAACAAGTAGTTTATTTTTTTTAAAAAATACAGCCCCTGACAAGAAAACTGGTTTTTTGATAGATCCTTTAGATTACTTTCATATTTTTAAGAGGTTTAAATTAGATTTTTGCTTCCATTCGCACCCAGAGGGCTCTTGCAAACCTAGTGCAATGGATGTGGAAATGTCCCGTAATGCGACTATGGATTTTTTAGTTTTTTCGGTGCGAGATAAAAAGTTCTCGTTGTATAGCCCTGTTAGTGAAGAAACGATTTATTTTTCAATTTAAAAGTGTATAATGTAGTGTGGTTACTGTATTTCTAGAAGGTCAAATAGCAGATGGGTTAGAGAAGCGGTGGCGCCTCAATGTCCGGACGGTAGCGGACGCTTTGAAGGCTATACATGCTAATACGGGGCATTTTTTAGGTCGCATTATAAAACATCAAAGTCATTATGTAGTTTTAGTAGATGGCAAGCCGTTAGAAAACACCACTTCTTTATATAAAAAAATTAAAAAAAGTGTTCATATTATTCCGGTTATAGCAGGGGCAATTGTCTATTGGCCTGCAATTAAAGCTGTGATGGCGTTTTTGGCAGATTATTGGGCGGCCTATGCGGCTTGGGGTACAACGGCACAGGTGATGGTTGCCTCGTTAATTGTCATTGGAGGGTATGCTTTGATTTCTTATGGAATCCATTTGCTTGTAGAGTCTATTCTGGGCCAAGATGATCCTGATGCTGTAGCGACAACCAGCTATGTGTTTCGTGGGCCCGAAAATGTAGCTGATCAGGGAAGCCCGGTTCCTTTGGCTTATGGGAGGCTAATGTCTGGAAGTAAGGTTATTTCTGTATCCATAAGTAGCGTAGATAAATCTAATGACAGCTTTATGAGGGAAGATCTTGAGTTTAGTGCGGGAAGCACCAATATAAAGGAAGGGGGAGCGATGCTAACGCGAGCGCCAGCAATATTATGACTACAATAAGAATAGAAGGTTGGCTTGGCGAGCTCTTAGGAAGAAAATGGGATTTAAAGGTTAAAAACTTTGTAGAGCTTTTTAATGCTATTGAAAATAATACTCATAAGCTAAGATCTCTTCTTCTTAAAACCCGTGGCAACTCATTCGCTATGTTTGTTGATGGAGAACTGGTAGATAATAAAAATTTTCTTTTTATGAATGTCCGTGGAAAAAAGGTAGATATCTTACCTGTTTTGGCGGGCGCAACTACAGCTATAGCTAGTTCAATTGCAAAAGCTGTTTTGGGTGAAGCTGCCAAAGGGTTTGCTTTTGAGGCTGCGGTATTTGTGTTAGACACCCTTATTACCGCTGTTATTACCATGGGTATTAGCATTTTAATTGCAAAACTAATGGCCCCCGATGATCCTCAAGCTGTAAACACTACTTCTTTTCTCTTTGGATCAGCTGAAAACGTAGCAAGTCAGGGACAGGTTGTTCCTGTTGGTTATGGTAGAATGAGGGCTGGTAGCAAGGTCATTTCATCATCTATGAGTACCATGGATAAGAAAAAATTTACTAATGAAGAGGAAGAAGTTTCTACTGCTGTGGTGTATGGCATGGGGAATCTTGATACGTTGTCGCCATATGGTGCCCGTATGACCACCTTACGTTAAAATGATTCATTATAATACAACTCCTGTGCGTGTAGGTAAAAATTGGCATTGCATAGTCAATGGTAGATTATGCGTTATGCCTGTGTTAGAAGGACGATTTGAGCTGAACGAAGATGAGGGTAAATGGGCAGTGCCGCCGCCCGGCGCAGCCGGGCCGAGTACCGCGACTGAGATACCCGTAACGGCGCCAAAGCTGCCGCCAATAAGCGAAATACCTACTAACCCGAACGGTCCTCCGGGGACTCGACCAACAAAACCAGTAGATCCGGTTGATCCTGATCTCGGAGCTGATGACGGTGGTACTGATACTCGGACGAAAGAGCTCGATCCGAATAAAACCCCTCCTCAGCCCCTTACGTGGCTAGATGAGGAGGAGCTTGTTGACACTCCTGTAGTTTTGACGGGCGATCCAGAGCCAGCCAAGGCGATAAAAAAAATGGGCGAGGATGTCGCTACATCTACCTCTTCTGAAATAACAACATGGTACGAAACATACTTTACAAATAAGAATGTAATGGCCAATGTGGATCCTGATAATACTACTTTAGAGTCAGTAAGTGTTTATAAATGTATTGATTTAATAAGCGAAGGGGAAATAGCGGGATTATGTGATGCGAGAGGCGATTTAATTCAGCTGACAGACTCTACGGATGTCGGATCGTTAGAGAAAAATGAGAATGGGTTTCGAGGAATTTATTTCAACGATGTTCCTGTTAAAAATACCAACAGCAACACCTTAAATTATGCGCGTGCATTTGCGGAGATTAAATATGGAACATCAGATCAGGGCATGTTAGCTCACAGTGATAATCCGGCGTTATCTCTTCGCGCTTCTTCTCAAACTTTTAATGTAGGTCTCACTTTACCGCCATTTAATCGAAAAAACTATGAAGCGGTATGGGGAGTACCAACCATGGAGACCGTGGCAAATCCAGCCAACGCTCGGTCGCCTCTTATTAATTGGATATATGCACACGCCCCTTTCAACCAAAGTGGCTCTGAGCGTCCAGCGGGCGTTAGGGAGAACGGATGGTATGAGATGGATTGGCAGAGGGAAGGTCAGGCACCGATGGAGGGAGAGGCTTTTGGTTTAGGAGGAAGGCGTATATTGAGTAATTCTCCTTCTTATTTTTTGAGACGCAGGGAAGGGGGGGGTGCAACAGCTTTTACGACCATTATGAGTAAAGCGTTTGAGTTGGCCCCTGTTAAATATCAACACACTATAACTAATGATAATGTTACCGATATAGAAGTTGGGCTAATGGCCGTACTTGCGCATCATAACACAGCTGGCTCTTCAAAGAACACCAGTGTAGATTTTGCTATTAAAATAGGATACGCAGACGACGACCTGATGGTAGGTGACGGTGGTTCTCAGATATATATTTTTGCACCTATTTATGGAAAGTCTAGCGATCAGTATGTGCGCTCTTATGTTTTAAAATTACCCTTGTTTGAGAGGGGTAGAGACAGGCAGATAACAATAGTTAATATGAATCTTCTACCGCTCGACAAAAAGGGTGCGCCGAATCAATATTTTCAAGGGCGTTCGGGGGGCGTGTCCTATGTTAGCGAGATAGTAACAAGAAATTTGTCCTATCCTCACTCCGCAATTATAGGGACTATTGTAGATGCGCGGGCTTTTTCTAATGTTCCCAAGCGAACCTTTGACCTTAAACTTGGTAAAATTAAGTTACCTACTAACTATAATCCTGAAACCCGCGAATACACAGGCAATTGGACTGGAGAATTTTCTTTAGACAAATATTGGTCTAATAATCCCGCATGGATTTTTTATGATTTAGTGACTAACACAAGGTATGGTTTGGGAAAATATGGATTTGGAGAAGGGATATTGGATAAATGGAATTTATATTCAATAGGAAAATATTGTGATGAACTAGTAGAAACGGGCTATAGGCCAGAAACCCCTCTTTCTGATTTCACAATAGCTCCAAACGGATATACGGTTACTATTGATGATAGTGTAGCCCAGAGAGGAGCCGCTTTTTTTCAAAAAGCAGGTTTTAACAATGGTGCTATCGCCGGCTTTTTTAACCTAAAACAAAGCGACGGCGGCACTGTTTCCTATGCCTTTAGACGCAGGGTGGCAAATCCAAAGTATGACGACACCAGCGGAGAGGAAAAGCTTACTTTTGATCTACTTCGGGAACTGAATCCTGAATATGTCTTTCAAAGATATAAAAAGACAAGCGGAGGAGTCACAACTGAATGGTTGCGAGAAAAATTTAAGACAGAGAATGACACCAACCTTACTCCGTCCGCATGGTTAGATAATTATATTATTCAAAATTATGATATTAAAGATAGGGAGATTGATGGAGTTCCTTTTGAGGGTCGTGAGTTCATCAATAGATATACAATAGGAATGCCTCCTTTCAGGGGAATTACTGAAGGTAAGGTTGGCATTGAGTCGAATAAAACACGGCCTTTGCTAGAGCCAAGGTTTACTACTAATGTTTATCTGGATCGCGAGCAAGACGCTTATAATGCTTTAAATGATTTGGCTGCTGTTTTTAGGGGGATGCTTTATTGGAATAGTGGCTTTGTTTTTATCTCTAATGATCAAGTTAGAGAAGCAGTTTTATTGTTCACAAATGCTAATGTGAGAGAGGGAGTTTTTAATTACGCCGGTACAGCTAAAACCACACGTTTTACCTCGGTGCTCGTTAGGTATAATGATGAGCGAGACAGCTTTAAGCCGAAGGTAGAGTATGTTGAAGATGCGGCCGGGTTACGAAAATTTGGTCATTTGGAAAAAAAGCTTATAGCCTTAGGGTGCACTTCTCGTTCACAGGCCCATAGGCTTGGGAAGTGGTTTTTATTCACAAACCAGACTGAAAACGATCTGGTTCAATTCAACACGGGGACAGAAGCCTCTTATTTAAGGCCCGGAGATGTTGTAAAAATTCAAGATAAGCTGAAGAATGTAAAGCGTTATGGCGGAAGGCTGATTGATGTGGATCACGCTAGCAGTACTGTGACGTTAGACCAAGGAGTGGCTGAATATGTGGTTGGTCAAAAAATCATGCTCTTGGTGCCTCGTAAGACTGAAAAGGTTCAGGAGCTTGACAGAACTGCACGGAGCCAAACAAGAGCGAATCCTGAGACCTTTAAAGGGGTTACACAAGATGATATAGATAGTACAAGGGCCACCCAAATCAAGCAATTTACGGTCGAGTCTGTCAGCGTTAATACAGAGGGGTCCGAAGGGGGGCCTTCAAATAATATCACTATAGTAGAAAAAGACGACGAAGATTTTGCGAGAGTTAACAAGGGAACTGTTTGGTCTCTGCAGAATACTAATACAAGCTTTCAGATAGAAGAGATAGAGTATCGAGTTTTATCGATAGTTGAAGAATCACCCGGAGATTTTCAAGTAAACGCTTTGATCTATAATAGATCTAAGTTTGGCGCAGTGGATTCAAGCGATAATCTAACGGACACACAAGCCTCTAAGCCAGAGATTACACTGATTACCGACGAAGATAGGCCTGAGCCCTTGAGCGGAACCATTGCTACGGACGAACTAAGAGGGGACCAGCTGCGCAATTTAGTTTATGATGCTTCTTTTACTGAAAGAACAAGTAGCTCAGATTTAGCGGTATC